CCAGTCTTCCCGTGGTCGTCAAGGCATGCTCGGGTTTCTGAGAGATCAGAAACAGGGCCTGTCCGAACGACTACAGCAAGATTTGGCTGGCTGCTTGGAGAGGAGAGGAGTCGTAAACTGGTTATATACAAGTTGGTTTAGTTCTAGTATTGTAGAAGATCTACTCTTCGAAGCTTCTTCTGAGCTGGAGGACAATGAGATTCCGCATTGTTCTGTATCAGTTGTGCTTGAACCTAACAAAGCTCGTATAGTGTCACGAGGTGACTGGCGAGCTTACTTCTGTATGAAACCTATCCAAAAGGCAATGTGGACAGCGCTTCGGCGAAAGAAACAATTTGTCTTGGTTGGAGAACCTCTCCAACGGACCCACTTGGATCAAGTGCTGCAATTTTGGCAGCCGGGTCAAAAGGTAGTTTCGGCAGATTTTGAAGCAACGACGGACAATTCATCCGGTCGTATGTTGGGTTTGGTATGGGCAGAGGTCTCTAAAAGACTGCCCCCAGCTCTTGGTAAGCTTGCTTCCTCGGCTATTTGTCCGCAGGTGATCGAGTATCCACCATCCGATGGTTTCCGTTTGACAGAATTTGTCAAGAAACCCTCAAGCAGGAAAGGATGCAGTGAATTGCACATGACCTTTGATGAAGGTCCATTCATTGCGTGTGAGTCCCCGACTCCCTTTCTTCAGTTGAATGGTCAACTCATGGGTTCTCCTTTGAGTTTTCCACTGCTTTGTATAGAGAATTTCGCCGTGCTTTGGGCTTCGCTCGAACATTATCTAGGTCGAAATATCTCTCCAGACGAGGTGCACTGTCTGGTGAATGGTGATGATCTCCTTTTCCTCGGATCGGACAAGATGGTAGAAACATGGAAAATTACTGCACGTTCGTGTGGATTTCTACCAAGCCTTGGCAAAAACTTTGTCTCGGATCGTTTTTGTCAATTGAATTCTGAACTCTTTGCTCTCAGGAGTTCAGCACAAGGAGGAATGGAAGCTGATGGACCGATACCATACTTGAATATGGGTTTGGTAAGGGGTCGAGGGAAGGGTATGGAGGTTGAGAAAGTGTCTGAATTCTTTCATTATGAAGCTGATTCTGATAATTATGATCCAGAGATGGATTGTTTGCTCAACTGTGGTGGGGTGACTGAGAGGTTACTTTATTACGGTAAGGGTTTTGAAGATCAGTGGCTGACTGCCTATTGGGTAGCTAGTAGAGAGAAACTCGAAAGAGTTTTTCCCCGCTGGTTAATCAATGTGCCTAGACAGCACGGAGGAGCTGGGCTCCCCGAATTGAAAGACTACACTAGAAGGCAGAGGGACTGGATTATGGCACATCCCAAGGGCTATGATCTCGTTTCTCGGTCAGTCGACCGACCGTCACACCGGTTTCCCGATCTCTTTGGGGCCTACGAACAAGGTTCATTTGGTGCACCTGTTGTACACGTTTGTCATCAATTTGTTCGTAGAAGGGTCCAAGAAGAAGTTCGTTTGTTCCTGAAAGGAGTGAAACGAAGTGTTCCATTAGATCATTCAGAACACTACAGTCTCGCAAGCTGTAGAGTAAGTCTTGATCCAAGACTTTACTTTTCACGTATTCGAGCAATGCACAAGTTGTTCGAATCGGAAGTTCTGGGGCTTGGATGTTGTTAGACATCCAGGAGCGTCCCCCGCTAGTAGAGGGGGCAGAATTCGGCTAGGCGATTCCAACGGAGATAGCAGTTTCTGCACACCGCTGTGGCATCTCAATAGTATGACGACTCGGACTGGGGCCTTCAGGATGAGCCTGAAGGTGATCAGTTACGACTAGTATTGATTTGAGATGGAGTTCCACACGATGCATATGCAATTCGTTGATGTTGGAGTGGAAGCGCGTTATTCTACGGGACTGAGCTGACAGGAGTAATCCTGTGTATCCTTTGGGGCACAATGAGATCGTGGATTCGTCCGCGAAGCAGTTGTGTGCCTGTGTTGAGGGTTGGAAGTAATCACTCCAACTCAACATAACAACAACCCATTTGATCGTGGGCTCTGTGAGGATCTAAAAGGCTAAGCTGAACCGTCTCACTAAATTGGAGAGTGAGAAGTCCATAATGTAGAAGAACAATTGGTCCGTTCCTTAAGACCAGTTCGATGGTAGATGGGTCTAGTGCTCTACCTACCGGCCAG